GTTTCCACGTTCGTCATAATATCGACTTTGTTTCCAAGTGTTATCTTGCTCAGATCGGGAATGAATCCGAAATCTTTGCCGCCCATCGTAATTTTGAAACGTGTTTCGGGATTGGTTGGATTGTTTAAAGCATCCTCAAACTTTGCCAATGCAAACGCGGCCTTATCACTCGACACTTTTAACGCATCTTGTTTTGATAAACCTGTTACCGCTTGTAATTTCATTATCTCGGATATCCCCGCCTTTTTGTACGCGACGTATTCACCTAAAGTGATGTCGGAATATTTCCCCGCTACGGATGCCGTTTTAATTTGCATATTAGTATATAAGTTATTGAGGTGTAAAGTTACAAAAAAAACCCCTCACGCTAGAGGGGTTCTTTTGCTTAACCTTTAACATTTATATAAACCAATCCATGATCCCTGTTTCACTTATTGTGAAATTAGTTCGTTTGTTTCACTATTTGTAATAACTTGTATATGGCGTTTGATTTGCCATTATAGCGAATATCATTCATCATTAAAGCTGACATACTATCCGATTTTGAATAAGAGGGTTGAAAGTCTTTTGCCGTTGTCGCCATCTCGACGGCCAATAAATTAATCTTTACCGCCTTTGGTGTTTCCAATACTTCCGAGGTCATCAACGGTTCACCATTGCCGCCTATTAGCTGAGTTCGAAATCCATTCTTTGCATCTTTGATTAAGATGTAAGGATATTTTTTTGCCATTTGATTAAAGATTTGATTTGACGATTATTTGTACTGGCGGACTATCGTTGTCGCCCACTATGGTTGTCCGAGCTTGTTTGGGCTTAAAGTATTCACACATCTTCGCGTAATTGTTTAGATACATCTCAACCGCGTCATCGTCACCCGCAATTGCCCTGTCTAATAACTGACCCATTAACACGTCATAACCATCCGCCAACTTGCCCGTAATTGAATCTCCAAATTTTTCCCATTGGATAGTCTTTTCGTTTTTACTTCCAACCGTTCTCCCTCCAGGATTATTTGTCCGACCTTTTGGTAAACCCATTTTACTAAATTTTTCTTATTTACAAATTAACTTTCAAATAATTCCGATTGTTCGTTAGGCAATAAGATACTTATTTCCAATACCTCACGGGCAAAGATAATGATTTTATCAATGTATTCACAAAATTGTTCGGTTGATAGGTCGGCCGTTGACTTTGGAAAGCTTATTACCTCTCCAGTCTTTTCATTTACCCATTCGTCAAAGTTAAACCTAGCCTTTAACATTTCGTGAGCCATGTCAAGTGTACACTTATGCCCTAACTCAATGAGCCTGTCACGGATGTCGGCGACAACGACACCCCAATAATAGGCGTTTTGGTTATCACTACGGCGTTTGATTCGTTTGGTGACGGTTAATGTTACGTCCGATCCTTGAAAGTCTTTTATAAGCCTGTCAAACTCGGTTCGTTTGTGAAGTCTTAACGCCCCATCCGCGCCAACGCTACCACTTGTTTTGATTATCATTTGCCGTCGATGGTTTTTAGGAGCTTTACAATTTGCGAATAGGTATGATTTGAGATAATACCGCTGATGTTTATTTCCGTTTCGACATCGCGGAGAATTTCAATTGCTTTTGATTCGCTCATTTTTGTTTTTCATTACTGGGTTGGCAAGATACCATTTTTCGAAACAATGACAATCCCATTCAATGGAATAATCTTGAGTCGATAGGCATTTGTCATATTGCCTTTGGTGGTGTTCGACAACTTCGGAGTACATATAACTTACTGTTACAACTCCCAGGGTAAAGCAAGTAAGGCTAATTAAAAATTTTTTCATTTGTTTATGTTTTTAACTTTTAATCTCTTAACGTCGCTTTGTAATATCCGTAAGAATACTCGCCATATTCGTCGACTTGACTTTCCCAATTATTTGGCACGTTGCAAATAAAGTTCAATTTTGCAATTGGTTGACCGTTGTGTGTGTAATTGTAATTTTTCATTGTATCTTGTTTTGTTATTTTGATAGAGCAAATGTAAAGCTAACTTTAATACCAATCCAAATTTATTTTACAATTTACCTTAATTTAGAATGATTCTAAATAATAAAAGAGGTGTGACACAACGTCAACCGTCCATCCGTTACCTAGCATTCGATACCTTTGTGTATCACTCACGCCCTCCGTGTAACCGTCCTGGACTGTTTGAAGCCTTTCGCATTCGATTGGTGTTAATCTTCTAATTCGTGAAATATTTTCATTCAATTCATAATTGTCACCATGCTCACAACTATCACAAAAGTTTTGACTTGTATTAGCGCAAGTATCAAAACCAAATTTGCATTGCAATTGAATCATTAGGTTATCAATAATAAAATTATCATCTGGCCTATTTCCATTTTTTAAGGTTACCGCTTTAGCTTTTTTATTACCGTCACTTGGTTCAAAATTAAAACCATGTCCTAAAGCCTTATGTTTTTCAATATGTCGATTAAAAAAATCAACCATCTTATCACTCAAAAAATACTTTTCATCAACCTCACTTTCAAGAATGTCTTTAAGCAAAATGCCTTTGTCTTTTGGTTGAGCAATTACACTTTCCAAATCTCCAAACAACCCCGCGGGTTTCATGCCAATATTTGTCCAATACAACCTCCGACGATTTTGTGCGCTGACAAGTGAGGAATTGATTTCGATTCCATTAACACCAATTGCCCTAGACAACACTTTCTCCCACTTTTCGCCCATCATTACATTCTCAAGCAAAAATTTTACATCGGGATTCAATTTTCGTAAGTCAGTTAATATCCTCATATACTCCCAAAACAAATAGGACTGACCCTCAAACTCAAAATTTTGTTCTTTCAATTCTAGGTATTGATCCAATGATAATATTTCAATTTCATCCTTTGTGGACATCCCTTTGCGTTTACCCGCAAAAGAAAAACTTTGACAAGGTGAGCCGCCAATGAGCAAATCAATTTTTCCTAGTGTGTTAACATCGACATTAACAACTGATCCAAGTTGGATTGTGCCTGGATAATTCTTTTGGGTAACTGAAATTGCGTACTTGTCAATTTCGGATGCATAATACTTGTCAACTTTGATTCCTTGTCTTTCCAAAGCCTGTTGACCACAGGACATCCCGTCGAATAAACTTAAAACATTCATATGTTATTTGTATTTGATTATTGTTCCTTATCTCCGTTGGGACAAAAATAGTTAATTATTTTTTTGATAGGTTAAAGCTTTGACCAAGAATTTAAAGAGAACAAATGCAAGTCATCTTGATTAGTGTCGCTAAAGAGAGTTACTATGTTTTTGTTCAATTCAATTTTCCAAAGATTAATGTCATCACTTGCTTTAAAGCCAACGTGATTTACTTTTCCTTTTTCCCAAACATCATAATTTTCAAAACCTAATGCCTTCCAAAAGTTGTTTGATTCCAAATCTTGACGGCATCTTAATGTAAAGCCTATTCTGTGAAATTGCTCACAAAATTGTCGGCAAACATCCAATAAAGCAGAACCGTAATGCAATCTTCTTGCGTCATTCCTTACAGCTATTTGTTGAATTTTGGCATACTTATATGCGCCTTTGCCTGGGGTAATTAAAACATAACCAACCGCATCATTGTTTGCCTCGCAAATGAGTACTATAAAATTTCTTTCACCGCCAAAAACATATTTGTCCCAAATAGTCTTTTGAATAAATCCAACGGCGTGTGAGTTTTCCTTTTGCAGTTTATCAATAAGAAGAATATCTTGTGATGTAGATGTTCTGACTGATATGTTTTTTATCGTGTCATTATACAACACGTTAATCACTCCAGTTGAGCAATCAAATTTTCCTAATTTCATTTTGTATTTGATTATTGTTTGTGTGTTGTTGTTCTTATTCAACGGATAGATTTGAGGATTAAGGTAGGTGGAAAAGGTGTTACCCCCTTCCCCCATCCATTCTTATTCACTCGGTGAGTTTTCGGAAATCGGTTTCGGTTGAATACGGAAAGTGTTACGTCCAGTCTATTCATTTAAGGAAAGGCATTTAATAGATAGCCCCCCTTCAAAAACTACCTCAAGCCTATTCACGCTATCTCAAATGATTTAGCCGCTTTCATCCTCCTAGGCAGTCGAGGCAATCTTATGTTTCTTTTTAGGTATGTCAAAAAAAAAGCCCTGAGCGACGACTCTCAGGGCTAAGGTCAAAAGCTTTCACTTCTGATTGCTTAACCCTTGTTCGGTCGTCGTTCAAACAAGGGGTAAGCTTTTATGTGATGGCAAATATATAAACAACTTATCTAACATTCCAAATTTCTTACTTGTTTTTTTAAATTTTGGATCAAATCTTTGACACAATCAGAGCAAGTGCTTACTTGTTCAAATCGTCCGCTTATTTTAGACTTGTAAGCGAATAGCTTTTGTAACTGCTCATTGCTGACGTGGTATTCATCCAAACTCAATATAAACTCTTTTAAAGCGCATCCGTCAACCTTGGGCAACCTTTCACTAGACCATTTCCCCAAAGGGCAATGTTCAGCCGCTAATGAAGCCTTAGCCGTCATCACACACCCGCAAGTGTGCAATACCTCACCATTCACCTCAACTTCGTTTCCGATAACTGGCCGTCCGCAAGTGCCGACACTTGAATAGTGTTCACACCCTTTGCAGATTTCCAGGCGTTCTAGTTTTAGTTTACTATTTACAAACCACATGATTTCTAATTTTTTCTTTACTGAATTGAATAACTCGTTTTAAATACTTTTCGGGGATGCCCGTTTCGTCACTTAATTTTTTCAACTTAAAGTCGGGCTGAATGTAGAGCATAAAGAGATCGCGCTCAAAATCGGGCAATCTACTTACTAGAATGGCGGCTTGTTCATTGTCAACCCTTGCACCCAACCAATCCTCTTGGCAATAATTAGTATTCGTTATCTCAACCGTTCGTGCGCTAAAGTCTTTGAGCTTTCGATAATATCTTGAATCTTTAGAATAGTACTGCATCGACAGGGCGGCGCAGACATAAGGCCTGGCATCTGACTTATTGCAAACCCTTGCAAATGATTCGGAGTCGTATAATGATACTATAACTTCATGCAATAGTTCGGTTGCCTCTTCGCGCGTTCGCGTTATCTTAATAGCACATCCGAGCCAATACTCGTAGTGTTTAGATACCGCGGTTGAAATAATTATCGATGACGTTTTTTGCATCCTCAAAAGATTTACTAACGTGAGCCGAGTAACCGCGTTTGTTTAGGTTGTCTATCCATTCTTTTTGTTGCTTCGTTGGATAACTGTTCTTGTCTTTTTTCACCTCTATCATTAACCCGTGAAAACCGTTGGATGGTTCAAAGATTAGTAGATCAGGAACACCCGCGACATAGCCAGTCATTTTAAGACGGGCGGATTGCATAAAGGATGTTCTTACCCCACCCGCCGTGGCGCAATAAAGAGCGTGAGGGTATTGCAATCGGATATACCGAACAATGGCCATTTGAACGGCCGCCTCACTTCCTACTTTTACAATCTTTCTTTTAAGCATTCCTTATTTAGATTGCGTATAAATTAGGCTTTGATGTAAAATAAATTTGGAATAAAGATAAAACTTATTTTACATTTGCCCTATCAATAACAAACAAAGATACACAATGAAAACATCAATCCAACAATTCATCCAACTTGCACAAACAGTATTGGATGCAACACACGAAACGTCGCCAAAAATTCAACCTTGGAACAGTATTCACGTAATTAGTGAAACCTCGGTAACCTTTGGGCAATACCCTACATTTTGCCGTGTTCAACTTATCCCAACAGGGTCAAGTATTATGACTGAGATAAGTTTTTCTTGTCCTATCGACTTTGATTGTGACGGTTACGACCAACTGTTTATTAAGTGGTCGCAAAATGTCGAGGATTTCCTGGCATCGGATTCCCCATTATTACTAGACAATCAAATTAAAGCGGGGTTACGCAAATGAGAACACGCGCTGAATGGTTTGGACTTCTAAGCCTACATAATTGGTACACGGCCCAACACGCCTTCGATGCGTTCAACTTGACCTGGTCAATTAAATTAACCAAAGAACAACGCATTGAAAAACTAAGTGAGCCGTGTGCAACAATGAAGATTGCCGTATTTGAGGGGATCAATCTCAATGACGCGGCGGTAAAAAAATTAAGAACGGGCCTGGGTGTGATAGCCTACGACCAAACGTGGAAACAATTTGAATCATAAATAATAACCAAAAAAAAGTAAAACAAAATGGCAATTATCGCGGAAAACAACGGAGCGGGAAACTTCGAAAGAGAATTAATCCCAAGCGGATTACAAGTAGCAAGGTGTTACTCTATGTTAGAAATTGGAACGGTATCCGAAACATGGGAGGGACAATCCAAAAATCAGAAAAAAGTTAGGTTGACCTTCGAACTACCAAACGAGCTTCGTGTATTTAAACCCGAAAACGGCGAACAACCAATGTCCATCTCCAAAACCTTTACTCAAACTATGCATGAGAAAGGGGGATTGAGAAAGTTTTTAGAGCAATGGAGAGGCAAGGCATTTACTGAGGATGAAGCAAAGCGTTTTGATGTGTCGAAATTGTTGGGCGCACCGTGTACATTGACAATAGTACACACGGAGAAAGATGGTAAAACATTTTCGAACATCTCTAGTATTGCTCCAGTCATGAAAAATATGAGTTGCCCCGATCAAATTAATCCAAATAAGATTTTATCTTACGATGCGTTCGATTGGGACATCTATAATTCCTTACCCGAATTTCTACAAAATCAAATGGCGGCCACTCCCGAATACGGACGACTCCAAGCGGCAATGGCGGCGCAAAACCGTAACGTCGCAACCGCTCAACCAATGAAACCGCAAGAATTACCAACGGCTGAGGATGACTATTCCGATTTACCTTTCTAATTTAATCAAATGAAAAGAAGACGAACACCCTGGACTGATTTAATAAACAGTTCATTCAAAACCCAAGGCGAATTTTGCAACGCCTTGGGTATATCTCGCCCGACGGGCGACAAGCTCAAGCACGAACCATTGGCAATGATGGGCGGAAAGATAGCCTACTTACTAAAGATAATGGAGGCATCGGGCAAGTCATCCAAAGAGGTGCTATCTATCTTGAACGAAACAATAAAGGGGGTTCAAGATGGCGGCATTAATTGAGTTGATGAATTTAATACCAACAGAACAGAGGGAATTGGCCTCTGTTCTTTTAAATAAAGTTACTAATTTTGCTAGTGAACGGGAAAAGTTTAACAAGATTCTCGGAGATAGTCCAGTGTACAGGATATGCCGACAAGCGGCAAACACTTTTGGATGTCTAGAAATGGAAATGTTTACCAAACTACGAAAACGCGAAGTTGTAAACGCCCGTATGTTTGTTTATGTTTACGCCGTGCGAGAATTAGGTTGGTCAAATACTAGGGCGGGTCGAGTATTCGGTAAAGACCATGCGACCGTATTAAGTGCCATTAAAGTATTTGACGGATGGTATGAGGTCGATAAGACATTTAAAGAGCAATATGAACAATTCAAATTAATACTAAATGACAAACCAAGCACTAATGTATCTACGAGCGCAAGTGATACCCGCGCAATTCCGACTGACATACTTATTCATCGCACAATTGATAATTGACGGCGGTGGCCAGGCTGATGACGAAGATGTAATGATTGATCCAATGTCGGGACAGATGAAGGCAATTTTTGACGTTAAAGATGGTAAATGGACGATGGATTGGTACATTAAAAATGGTTCCAAACAATTCAAAAATCCGACGCTTAAGGAAGTAAATGAGTATTTTAGCGCGACCGTTTTACCCGCCGAGGGTCAAAAGTTTTTTAACTTTTACGAGTCCAAAGGATGGATGGTTGGAAAGAATAAAATGAAAGACTGGAAAGCCGCCGCTCGGAATTGGATAACAAGTAGTCAAGACAAACTTAAATCAAACGACACCAATGGAAAACTTACCTCAAAAATCTCAAGACAGGACGCCGCCGCCCTCCTTAATTCCGCCGTCGGTAAAAGGAATTGAGCGCAAAATCCTTGAGGCAAAAAACAATAAGCTCTTACTCGAATGCGACCAATATGAGTTCAACCAAATAGTACTCCGTGTTTGTGCATTAATAGGATGTTCCTTACCTAGTCCCGAAAGCGCGGCGCAACTATTCGCCTGGTGTTGCGATAATTACATGAGCATCACGGCGAAAGGTTTTGAGTTCGCTTTTGGATTGAACGCGGCGGGTTCGATGCCTTCCAAAACAAACCACTACGGAAGTTTTGACGCGTCATTTATCGGGGATGTGTTGTCGCAGTATTTGGAGATGCAACGTAAGGCCAATCAACAGGCTTTAAAAACCGTTCATGAGGATCATGCGGTTGCACTATTGGACACCCCCGAAGATGACAGTATTACACGCGGGATTTATAACGACCATTTGGAGCAAGTGAAAAAAGGAATTTACTTGAGCGCGGAAATATTTGCACCTAGGATGTGGAATTGGATTGTAAAAGAGGGCATTGTTCGGGATGAAGAGATTCCCGATACACTAGTTGCCGAATGGCGGCGCAAGGCAAGGGCAAAGGTCTTTGACGAACACCGATTGACTAAAACGAAATGGGAGTTGATTAAGCAACAACCGACAAACTTTGAAAAATACCAAAGCTATATCGTTGCCGAACAAAAACGCCTGGCGTATATATGGTTTATCAAATCACAAATCAAATAACAAATAAAATTACCAATGACATACTACAACACCACAAACGAGATAGGCGCGGAATTGTCCACGTCTATAAAAAAGAATGAGAAACAGGATGAGGTCATTCTCGAATTGTTTCGCAAGGTCGCCGAATGGCAACCATCCCATATCTTTGAACTATTAAAGATTTACCCGATTACAAGTATTCGCCGCACATTAACCAACTTAACCGCTCAAGGCTTTTTAATAAAGTCCGATGTGAAATTAATGGGGATGTATGGCAAAAGAGAACACGTTTGGAAATTGAACAGGAATGATTGAACCAAATTTTTTCCCGCGTCAACAAATAGCCCTAGATTATTTGGCAACCGAAAATGATGTCGAGCAAGTACTTTATGGGGGATCAGCGGGTAGTGGTAAAACGCGACTTGGGTGTACATGGCAAATCTTGAGGCGTTTAAAATACCCAGGGACACGTTCGCTAATTGGTCGAAGTAAACTAGACACACTCAAAAAAACAACTCTTAAAACTTTCTTTGAGGTTGCTGAATATTTAGATTTGAAAGTTGGAAAGCATTACACTATTAATATGCAGTCCAACACAATTACTTTTTTCAATAAAAGCGAGATTTATTTGATGGACTTGTTCAGTTATCCATCGGATCCCAATTTCGAAGATTTAGGGAGCCTTGAGATTACAGACTATTTCCTAGACGAGGTTTCCGAGATAAGTGAAAAGGCGGTGTCAATAGTCCATAGCCGTTGCCGTTTCAAGTTAAATGAATATCAACTCAAGCCAAAAGGTTTAATGACCTGTAACCCATCGAAAGGATGGATATACAATGAATTTTATTTGAAAAACAAGAACGCGGAATTGCCATTGCACCGCGCATTTGTTCAAGCCTTGCCAACCGACAACCCCGAACTACCGCCGTCGTATTTAGAGGCATTACAACGATTACCCGAATACGACCGTAAAAGACTTTACGAAGGCAATTGGGAATTTGACGACGATAGCGACAAGCTCTTTAATACGTTCAACCTAAACCAAATGTTTCGCAATGAAATTATCGGGGATGGAACATTCTATATTACGGGCGACATTGCTCGTTTTGGACGCGACAAAACTATTCTCATTGTTTGGAATGGATGGACGGTGGTTGATATGATTGAACTTGTTCGAAGTAGCCTAGTGGACACTAGCACAAAAATACAAGATTTGGTTAGGCAATACAATGTTCGCCTTTCCAATGTACTCCTGGACGAAGATGGGGTTGGCGGCGGGGCGGTTGATATCACCAAGGCCCGTGGTTTTATGAATGGATCAAAAGCCGTCCACGCTGATAAGTATGTGAACCTTAAAACGGAATGCTACTATAAATTAGCCGAGGTCATTGAGAATGGAAAGTTGAGTATATTAGCGGCATCGAATAAAGAGCGAATAATCAAAGAGTTGGAAACAATAAAACGGTATAGGTCGGATGCGGATTCAAAGAATCGCGTGACACCAAAAGAGGAAATCAAAAGGATTCACGGCTTTAGTCCCGACATCGCGGATAGCATGATGATGAGGGCGTATTTCGATTTAAAGCCCAACCGAGGGAATTACGTTTTGCTAGGTAGTAAATAATTAATCCACCAATAATGAGAGAACAATTAACGGCGCAAATGATTGGAATACCAACCGAGGTATTTGACGCGCTAAAAAACGTGGTTGCCCACACGAAAATCACAGGCAGTTACACGGCGGCAAAGCAACTTGTAAGAGTTAGCGCGGCTGAGCAAAAAGCAATTAACGATAAATACAAAGCTGACTTACGCGCCGCGGCGTTTTCGGGAAAGGCTAGGTCAAGTGTTCCAGTACCGACGTTTTATCGTTATGTCACTAAGTTTACACCAATCCAAAGAACGGAGCGTTTTGGAGTTTACATTTTAAATTACGTCAAGGATTTGATTTGGTGGTATGGATTTGAGTACAAAGGAAAGGTTGCCAACGAATTTCTATTTACCAAATTTTATGAGAATTACACCGCATCCGACATGGTCGTTTATGAGAACATTGAGATTAATGTAAAGATATTTAACCAGGACGGCAAATGGATAGTGATGCAATGGGATAATGTACCCGTTCAATACTATTCCGTTAATGGCGAACTAACACCGTTTACAAAGGAACAAATTGCGGGTCATTTGAACGCGACAGTTGAAACGGTTGAGGCGCAAGAAGCGGACTATTGGGTGTGTGAGGAACGCGATCCATCAACTTACATCACAAGCATTTTTCCTGTCATTGAAAGTCCAACGGATTTTAGCGCGTACATCAATGGCATGAGAGCTGACTTAGTTGACTTTAAAAATATGATTAGCAACACGGGGATGAAGTCGCTTAAAGATTACGACATAGAAATGATTGCTTATAATGACTGTCCCGTTCCCGCACAACAAGTTAGTGACGCGGCCTCTATGGGTGACGGTGGGGAATGTAAAGCTCAATGGTTTGAAACGGAAACGGAGGCGAAGTCGTTTATATTTGATTTCGATTTGACGAAAGAAAATGCGGTGCTAGGATTTCACATTGAGGTCAGCGCACCAAATGGAACACCAAATGGACATTACGAGAGATTTCATAGTTATTTGGATTTGAAGACTGGCAAAGTAATGCAGTCGCCGTTTGATAAATAGGTTAGAAATCCCGACAAGGAGAAACCCCCGCGTAACTGTGGGGGTTTTTATTTTATAATCTTGTGATTCGGAATGGCATTAATCGAAACAAGGTGAACGCACCCGCAATGATTATGGCAATGATAACCCACCACGTAAATGATGTAGTCCCTTTTGGTTTCTCCGTTTCTTGCCTCTCACTATTATCCTTTTTTATTTGCACTAAATCAACCTCACTTGACCTTTCAATGTAGGTTTCTTTTGTCTTTTGAATTGGGATAACGCGTTCTTTGATCCGTGCGGATGTCTTTACTTTGTTTGTGGATTTGTCAACCGATAACTTTACTTCCAATTCGTCCGTGTCAATTACAATTTTACTGGTGTCGATTAAATCAATTAGGTTATTCGTCACGTCGATGTCAATTGGCTTGAGTATAACCGTGGTGTCAATCGTTTCTTTTATAGTTATGGCTTCACTCGATTCGGATTCGATTTTGTCTTTTGAATAAGTGTCATTTGTTTGCTGAATCTTTTTGATTTTTCCGCAACTTGAAAGCGCAATAATTGCAATGATAAATAGTAAATTTTTCATGTTTTATTTGATTAGTTCAATCCTAATAATTGCTCATTTTCTCCCAATAATTCGAAGTCGTAGTAAAATGTTTCCATCCCGTCCAAAGATATAATATAAATTACGATACCTTTTCGGATAATATATCCAGTCACAAATCTAACACGCCCCTCATTGTCCGAGCGGGAATACACCACGTCACCAATCCTGTACTTTACTTTGATGGTTAAATCAGTCATAAGACATCGTTTTGGTATGTTTTGACGGGAATAATAAGCATGAGCAAAATTATAAAATTTGCCCTTCGTGGATGCGAAAATTTTGGACGTTAAAACCGTCTTTACCGCGTTTGGTTACTATGGCAAATCCATGATTATATTTTGCGAATGGAGCATATTCGGGATTTAATTCGCTTAAACATCCAACGCTCCAACACGTTGTCAATTTGCCGTTGATATCCTTTTCGGTGTGTTCCGATGTTTGGTGAGAATGCCCACAAATTGCCGACGATTTTGCCCTCATGTAAAGACCTCGCGCCACGTTTACTGGAGAAAAGGTTGACTTACCAAATTCGTGTCCATGAACAACCGCCAATGAGTTAATCCTAGCTAATTGCTTACCGTGTATTATGTCGATTCCAAATTTATCGAAGTCTAGTAAATTGCCCAATTCAAAATCCTCAATCCCATCCAATGCACTTGCATTTTTGCGGATGTATCTTTCGTAGCGTTCCTCATGGTTTCCCATTTTTGCATATATCCTGGCTTTCGGAAATTTAAAACGTAGAAACGAAAAGAATTGTTTCGTTAGTTGCAATTCGGATTTAAACGAACGCTTAGTTTTATCCTTTTCAAAACTACTAATTTCATAACAATCGATAAAGTCGCCACCCAATAACACGGTGTCGCATCCATTTTTAACTCCATGGTCAATAGCTAGATGCAAAGCTTTAATATCATGATATGGAATGTGAGGATCAAATAACATCAACACTTTTTTGCCCTCAATATCAACTATCGTTTTTTCTTTTGTGTCCGAAACAGGTAAGTGATGTGCGACAGGAATTGATTCATCAAACTTTTTAGGTCGATTTTTTGCCGTAACGTGGCGGTGGTATTTTGATCCAATATTGCCGACTGTTGTGTTGTACTTTTTGGCAATTCTAATTTTATAACTTACGAAAGTTTCTCCCTCTTTTTTCGGTTCATTCTTAAAAATTTCCTCCCATTTTGGTGTTGATGTAGGCATGATTGATAATTTTAGATGAATAAAAAAAAGGAGATATACTCTCCTTATAAATTTGAATATTCTTTTTTCGCATCGAAACAAGGACAAGCCTTTGCGACGTTCGGAAAGTCTTTGTGTCCTTGGACAATTGCACTTGGAAACATTTTTTTATAACTCTTAATGAGCTTTAACAAGGTTTCCTTTTGCGCGGGTGTTCGGTTGTCAATTGCTTTTCCGAATTTGTCAACCCCTCCGATGTAACATAGATTAATAATGGACGCGTTGTGACCTTTCACGCCATTGGATGGATGGGCAATTGAAAGTAATTGGACATCCTTTCCACTTGCCTCAACGATGTGATGGTAACCAACTTGTTTCCACCCTAGTTTTTCTTTCCAATATTTTTTTATTGCATCAACCTTTGCGTCCTGTCCAGTCGCCGTGCAATGAATAACGATGTGTGTAATATTTCTCATTGGTCAATTTGGTCGTTTGGTGGTGTACCGCCATTCTTATTGGTAAACACCGTGAGTAATTGAAAGAAGATGCGTTTGTGATTCTTAACCACCCACATGATAATGGTTTCGCTGAATAACGTAGCCAAAGGAACCATCCATTTTCCTTGGTTGCTCATATTGTTGTTTTCACAATAAACGGCCGTTAAATAGCCTCCAAAAAAGGAAATACCAACGGTTGCCACGCGCTCAATAAACGTCATTTGTTTGCCGTTTAAAACATCTAGAGATATTTTAGCGACAATACCGCCCATAATTGTTATTATCCAAAGCCAGGTCTTGGATAATAACGTCATAAACTCATTTAATAGATAGTGTTTTTCTTCCATAGATAACGTAAATCAAAGCGACAAGGATAAGTATTACCTCATTTAGTTGCATTTTGGATGGATCAAAAAATAACTCATCTAGTAATTGACCAAATCCATAAAGTAAAACTAAAAAAACTAATTGTTTTAAAATGTCGCGCTCCGTGAGGGAGATATAGAACGCTAATACTACGGCAAATTTGCTCAAAGAATCGAGCAAGGTGTAAAAGTTCGTGGCCTCTAAATTAGATGCAAAAAGATATCCGAAATCACTAAACAACCAAAGGCATATCGAAGCCACTAGGCTTGTAACTATTCCGATAATTACTAGTGATATTGCGTATCTTTTCATTGATTAGTTTTTTGTTTAGCAATGTATGCTTTCAACTTTTCGTGGTACACTTTCTTTAACTCTTTATTTGTCTTCGTTTTTTTCGCCATGTTAATTGATTATATGATTGCACCACGTTGGACACCAATCTCCATTTATACCACCACGTAAACGCGGGTTACTCATTGCGGTGTTTCCGCTACTAAATACCATTGAGTTTTCGTTGTAGTTATCTCTTTTAGGTGACACGTCGGGAAATTGATTTGAACTATACTGGGGAAACAATCCACTATTCGCACAAAGGTAGTTTATCAATCTTTGTGTGTAGTGTTGAGCGTTGTTCCTTGCATCACTTACCATCTTGTTGAATAGTTGAATGTCCACAACTTGTGTATCATCCGAGGTGCGAATTACAAGTGATCCATTTACGAACTTTGTGTAGATGTTTGGCATGATTTCAACCACCGTGTACCACATCAACATTGGTTGCACATAGTCCTCAAGTAACACGGTGTAATTACCCGTTGTTCCCGCACCCGCAACGTCCGTGTATAGCTTATTAATTAGGTCTGTCCCCAGGTAAGATTCAGCCCATTTATCTTGGGCCAACTTTGTTGCGGGATAAATCAAATTATCCTCAACCGCATCGTTAAACGCGGTGTATTTTCTTAAATATTCGGGTGTGATTAATAATACTTGAGCCATATCTTTATGAGTATTTAAGTGAGCCGCGCGACGGTGTGTCAATTGGCTTTACTGATTCGAAACCTTTCTTTTTTACGAATGGAACATTGCCCACTCGCTTGTCATTTTGCAACCCATCGTTGGGTAAAAACTTTCCTTTCTCTCTTTTGCGGAAATAGATTTGGCGTTTCCAAAAATGATGGCAATAAACTCCACCTTTCCACAAAAATATATCGTAAGTCGTTTGGCCTTCGGGTGCAAATTGTCCATTAACTCCATCGTCCCCCATTGCCTCAATATCCTCGTATCGGAACACCAAACCCTGGTCGCGGATTCCATCCATTACCAAACAAAACTCTCGCGTTTTTTCGGAGGTATTTCCCGCCCATTGATAACGTATTTTGTATAATCCAATGTCAGCCCCTTCGTCCACGCTTAATCCCTTCGTTGTTCTTTTTTCACCGTTGGCATAACTTTCCTCACTCGCCAATTGTGCATCCATCCATCTCATAACCGCCGCCTCTTCGTCCTCTCTAGTGTCATGCGCGGGTTGTTCGTCAACCAATTCCCATTCCTCTCCGTCTACCTCTTCGCCCACGTTTTTAAAATGAGCAACATACTTTGCCTCTAACTCAGCGGTTAGCTTGTCGCCGTCATGGCTACAACAAATCTTTTTTTTTTCAACCGATAATACCGCGTTTGTGTCAACACCCAACGGACTATCCTCAATAAAAGTAACACTTGCGTCAATGCCCTCATTTTGCAAAAGTTCCTGGAGGTCACGGGTGATAAGTTTACGCATTGGCGCGATAACCTTATTCATCATTATCTCTAGACCTTGTAACATTTCATCTTTATTCGAACCTAAGCCGCTTCCATCTCTAATCCCAAAAATTAGTGGTGTTGTCACTCGGTGAGAAACAAATATTTTCTTATCACTTTCCTCGCTCAAAAATTGATATTGCTTATCAGCGTCGTTAATAGGGAATGATTCGAATTGAGCCGCTTCTTGCGACGATTCGTTAAATAACATGATAAACTTACCCGCGTTCTTTGCGCCGCTAATTGAACGCTCAATGTCACGTTTCATCACTTGGGCTTTCTCCGCATCGGGTTGGCCGTTGTTGAACTGAATGATGAACGAAGGAAATAAGCCGTTTTGTATGTTGTTCAAGTGATAAACGGCTATTTGCCTCGCCATTTCTATATAATGCAAACCGCCAATATAATCGGGTTTTGGATAGTACATTGATCCCGCCGTTGGCAATTGTGTAAATATGATTCCGCGCGATTGCTCCGCGTTATCTTTTATATCATCCCACATCGGAATAAAACAAGGCTTGTTGCGT